TGGGCAAACCAAGCAGGGTCCCATTGAGCGGGGGGTGTGCGTGGGACGTACATCAGTAAGACCCAGCCGGAACAACGTCCCAATCAAAAGACCGGATACGCCAAGGGTTAAAGTCGGTGGATTCAAACCGCACCGCGACAAACCGGCCCGAAGCAAAAACGTCTGCTTTGATCTGAGCACCGACTACAAACGACACGGGAGCCCCCCAATTGACTTGATCCATGGCATCCATGGCCCCCCCGATTGTGACATTAATGACTGTCCCTGTGGGTGCGTCAATACGCGGGCGGATGCCTCGAACAAGTTTTACCGCCGCAGGGTCTCCCATCGAATCGCCAGTCCTTTCAAGGGATGACGTGATCATCGCTCCGTAATCAGTGGTACCAATGTCAAAAGCGCTGATGTTGGTTACACGGGAGAACAAAGTTCTCGCCTCGTTTGCCGCGTATTCGTTTTCATTCCAAGTCGTTGCGTCGGTGTCCCATGCATCAGAATCCGCGTCCCATTGGAGGATCGTTGCATTGGCGTTGATCTGCCCGGAAGCGGCGTAAGTGCATGCATTAAGTTGACGAATCCCCCACGCACGGGTAATCCAGTTGTACACCGCAGCGGTGTCGCAAGTCTCCGCATCCGCCGATGGGAAGCAAATCAGGACTTCGGACTTTTGAGGATTGGCAACTACGAACGATCGATAAGCAAGTATCGAGTTCATCGTGTTGAAAATGTACTTCCGGATTGACCCATCACAGATTGAGGTAGCCGGACCTCCTTGATGCACAACCACGTCACCAGAGGTAAGGACCACATGGCCGATTGGCGTGTCCACTGCACAGCCACGGGCAAGCATTCCAGTTTCGCCAGGGATCCTTTGGAATGCAAAGATGTCCTGCCCACCTACAAACCGCATCGAGTACATCGAGCGCTCTTTGTAGATGATCAGTTGGTCCCCCATGGGGAGTGCGTCAACCATGATGTCTGCGGTTTCGGCAAGGTCCACTTCCCCGGCATCGTTTGCCGGGTTGGTTTCATCCCAAGACGATGGGACAGCACCAGGCACCGCAAGGTTAGACCACTTCACCATGTGCGGGAAATTGTTGGCGCCTTTCTTCATCCCAACTGCAACAAGGAAGTTCTTGAATGGCCGAATGGAGTAAGCTCTCCAAGTAGCGTCCCAAGCCGTCAGAGCGACCGCAGGCGAGCCTGTAGCGCCGCCCCAATACCAAGGGATGTCTTTGGAGTTGTTGAGGATCAGCACCCCGTTAAACGCGCCGCCTGTGTATCGGTCGTCAATCGCTCCTGTAGGAGCCGGTGTCGGAGTAATGTCGAATTGCGCCGTGCCGTCATAGGCGTAAACCTTCGCAAGACATCCAGTCACCCAATACCTAGTCACTACCGATGCGTAGGGGGTGATCCAATAGGGGATTGCGGAAGGCGTGCCAAAGATGTTGGTCATCCCGCGATATTTCTCCGCAAACCCTGCGCGAAACCGCGTGTTCGTACATCCAGACCACGCGCCCTGAGCTAGCTCCTCGGGCATCATGTCTGGGAAGTAGCCCAGAGAACAGTCTTTGACGGGAAGAAAAGCCATTATGGCTCCTGCTCAAACACCAAATTGGGAGGGGGCGCGATGTTGCCTGCGTTGACTTGATCGCGCACAGTGAATCGAGGCAGCGGGATCAACAATTCAAACAACTTGTCAGATCCGCCAAGGTCAGCCATTTTGTTCAAAGCACCTTGCCAAAGGTCCGGAAGGCCATCGCCGTTGACATCAGCTCCAGCGGCTTCAACCAGTTTTGCGCGGATGCGGTTGTAAAAGTCGGTAAGTTGCGGGTCACTCAGGACGGTAGGCGGGATGTTGGCTGGCAAATTGGCAGGCATGGCTTGCACTCCTTTGATTTCAGTGATCACGGCCAGGTCAAACACACATCTTTGAAAACCGTGCTCAACCTTATCAAACGGCATTGCTGCACAGCCATTTACCCCAAACCCTGGCCCCCAGGAATTCAGGTAGTAGTACAGCCCTTTGTCATAGCTGCGACCAATGATGACAACGCAATGTTCTTCCAAATTCCCATCGGTCACGTCATGCCGCCATACCCAAGTGTCAATTTGGTTTGGCTGGCCGACTTGGTAAAAGAATCCGTCTTGGTTATGGCTCAAGACCACACTTGCCAAAACCCCATAGCCTTTATCAAGCCAGTACGCAATGGATTCGTGCACATCGTCTTTGCTAGGCCCTGCCTTGATGTAAGGCATTTGCTTCATGACAATGGGCTTGTTTGTCAAAGCATCAGCACGGACATCCGGGGGGGGCTCCCAAGCGTAGTTTCCTGCGTTGTCCCACTCCAGCGAAGAAAGCCCGCGCTTTGCAAGAGCTTTCGCCATGTCTGTCAGACTACACCCGGTGTTGTAGTCCTGCATGTTCCGCTCGGCTCTAGCGTCCCACCACGCCTGATGGCGATTGAACACCCTTGTATCCGCAGGATTGGCCCTTCGCACGCGGCGAGTCACCTCCCGAGACGTGCCGTTGCCAACACAACTACCTTCGCGGCCTTGCGTGACAACAGGGACCCCTGGCACCATCAGCCAGATTTCCTTGCTGTAGATAGTCGGTTTAGGCATCGTAATCCCAGTTTTCGACGGCAGTCGTAAAGGTCTGTTCCGTCAACGGCGGAGTAACGCTGGCAGCGATCTGGTTGCGCAATGCCGTTTTTTGCAGATACTCTCGGTACAAGAGATGGTTGCGCAAGATCATATCCATCTGAGCATTCGTTGGGGCTGGAGGCGGGGGAGTTATAAACTCCGTGCCGGTCCAAAAATCACCAAAGGTAGCGGTGTCGGACTGGATCCAACCCATGTATGCCGCAAAGTCGGGATCTTCTGCAGAGGTGACGTTGTAGACTAGGTTGTTGGCATCAAGTGCGACGTAACGAAGCAGTGGCATGGAGATTCCTTAGAGGTTTTTGGCCTCAATAAAAAGGGCATCAAGTGCAGCCGAGTCCAGCCCCAAAGACTTGGCTAATGAAACAAGCACCGGCCAATCTCGCCGGAAATCTTGCGCTTCAATCCAATCAATTTGTACGCGGCGCCGCTCTAACTTGTCTGGGATTGCGGCAATAGCGTCTTCAACGTCATCAAGAAGCCCGGCATCAAGCAGCGCGCGCTTTGCCTGTCGAGATGTTACTGACACTGGAACGGATGGAATGACAACAGGGGCTAAGAATTCCTTCCCATCCCAAGTGTCCCCAATGCGAGCATTCCCGGCAGGAATCCACCCCATCAAGTCAGCATAGTCGGCCTCGGCCAGGGCTAGATTGTAGACACGCCCATCGCGTACATCGGCATAAGACTCAGCCATCAGATAACCCCCCAAATCTTGATCTCACCGCGCGCCCCAGCGCCAGATGCATTACCGTTTCGCGCACCACCACCTCCACCGCCAGGCGCCGTGCCTGCGGTTGCTGCGGTCCCCGTTGCGTTAGTGGTGCCGCCTGGGCTCCCAAAAAGCGACGTAGCACCGTTGATCAGCGCGTCTCCGTCGGAAACAGTGGCGCCCGAACCATTCCCATATACCGACCGGATTCCCGACATAGCTGTATTACGTGATCCGCAACCGCCAAAATAGCCTTCGTTTGTAGATGCCGGGTTAACTCCGGCAAACACCACATTAAAAGCACCCGAGATAAAAGCATCCCCGCCAGAGACGGAGGACGAGTTGGAGCCGCCCTTCCCTCCGTATGCAATTGCGGTCTTAAATTGGCTTAACCCCCCGGCATTACCGGCTGTGGCATCAACAGTCTGCGCCACGCCACCAGTTCCCACTGTGAGGCCCTCGGTTGCGCTGAGCTGTGAAGACAGGAACGTAAAGAATGCTCGGGCACCACCGGTTCCGCCCAGGCTAGTTTGTCCAGAAGCGTACCGACCGCCAGAACCGCCACCCCCGTCCAAAACCCCATCATGGCTGCGGTATCCTGGTGGTTTGGTCCAGATGCCAGAAGCAGTAAAAGTCTTGCTGTACCCATTCCAAACAATGGTTCGGAGTGCAGTGCCATCGCATTGGACAAAGCGCACCTCGCCGGGGTACATGATGTAGCTCGTAAGACCGTCAATAGTCTCTGAGCCTGATGGATCAAGCGTGATATCCCCCGTGCCGGAATTCCCCAAAATGCACCAGAAACCCAATCCAAGGGTTGCCACAGCGTCGAAGGTCTGGCTGAACGTGTTTGCAGTGATGTCGATCCATGTCCCGCTGTCAGACGTGGTAATCGCAGTGTTTGCTGTCCGAGCCGACCGTGAAATCAGAAGACGGGTTTCGAGGTAGACCGCGATGGACCAGTCGGCAAACGTGCCAGAACCTCCTACCGTGGCAGCACTAACCGTCATTGCGCCCGTCACAGTATCGTAAGCCGTGACCTGGCCTTGCATGTAATTGGCGACGTTGGCGTTTGAGGTTATCCGCACAACTTGCCCCACTGCGAATCCGCGACTTGCCTGGGTCGTGAACGACTTCGACCCCGTGCCGATCAGAAGCGACGTGGTAGACGTACCAGTTGCGTATTGACCGGAAGACGCAGCAGCAGCATTTAGCTGAACGGCAGACGCAGTGACAGCAGCCGCGCCCAGGCCGGTAAATTGTGCTTGCAACACCGTTTTAAGCAAACGGATCTGGTTATCCCCTTGGCTTTTCGGGTCGGTACCAGTTGGGTTTGTCGCCACCAACTGGTTGATGTAGGTTGCGGTTTCGAGCGCCATTAGTAGCCCCTGTTGATGTTGAAGCGGGTTCTCTGGAGCATGCCAAATTCAGTCAGCAGAGGTACGTTCTTGTTCTTCCCAGCTTCTTGGCCCTTTGCCAAGTCAATCGCAGTTCTGAAACGGCCATCGTATTTCACAGCCTGCTCGTCGTCACGGATGTACGAAAAGGCTTCAGAAAGCGCCCCGAACAGGTACACATCGGGGTACGAATCAAGGATGTAGTTCGTAGGCCCGGCGCCGGACAAGGCAATGCTCTGCACGTAGCGGAACTTGATCGGGTATGCCCCATCTGCGGGAGCCTGGAATCTGATGTTTACCCCGTCAATCGACCATTCAAGAGGACGACGAGGGGTTGTGGTGTATGGCAGCTCCTGGGGCAGCCACTGGGTCAATTCGTAGCGGGGATTGATGTCAGCAATCCACAGAGCTATGGGTGTTTCAAAGTCCGCTGGAAGGGGAATCGTGTCCACCGATGGGGTGGTGGTCAAAGTCACTTCCAGTTCATACGGAGCGGGGCTCAGCATGGCCTTTATCCGCTTCTCCGCAAGCGAGATGAAGTCTGGAATCAGCGTCGTGATGTCAGTCCGCTGCGCCCACCCAGCGACAGCGGTTTGCAGTTCTGAGTAGGTGGAGATGGTCATTCTTTGCTCTTGGCAGGACGACCGCGTTTCTTCGGGGCGTCGTCGGTTTCGTAAGCGTCGGCGTATCCAATGGCGCGGGCGTCGTCCTCTTGAGACTCGTCAGCTACCACGGCGTATTCCGCCTCTACATTGCCCTTTTGGTACAGGCACTTTGGGTACTCTTGGAACATCTCTTCTCCTTGAGAATCCCCCGCCGAAGCGGGGGAGTGAGGCTTAGTTGCTCAAGATACGAGCGGCCAGTTGTGGGCGGATCGTCTTGTAGCCGTACAAGATATCCAGACGGCACGGGAACGTGTCGTTGGAGATCGAGTATTGGCGAACAATCCGCATCGACACACCGTCCATCACCTGGCGCGAGGCGAAGTCCACACCGGAAGGCATCACCAAGTCAGCCGTGGCGAATGCGAACGCATCCTTGTGGAAGGCCAGGGAAGGCTTGTAGATCGCCGAAGCGCCACCGACCTTGACCAGTGCCGCACCGTTGGGCAGACCGGCTGCAGTGACGTTCTGGCGGCCCGTGGAGGTGTAGATCGCGGGCGCGAACTGCAGCGAACCAGCACCACCGGCGTAGTCGGCGGCAACCACAAACTGCTGCAAAACACCGGTGTCCACCTTGGTTTCGGGGTGCACGCGGTTGCACCCAGCAACGGTGAAGACGTCACCCTTCTTGAACGTGGTCGCACCAGCCGATGCCACGGTCACTGCCGCCGTACCGTTGGCAGTGACAGCGCCGTTTACCGTGTAGGTGGTGACAGACAGTGCAGTGCCGGTGGCTTGGTTCTGGATCAGCGTGTTTTCGTAGAAGTCATACCCCCCGGTACGCCCCATCGAGCCTTCCTTGTACTGCTCGCGGATCGCGGTCGAGTCTTGGAACAGACCTTTGAGGCCGTCCACCAGGTCAACGTTGTCCTGTGTGTTCAGCAGGATGGAACGATTGTTGTCCATCGGCGCCAGGGCGTCGTTCAGGACCTTGCGCGAGGACATGACCTTGCCGAACGTGATTGCCGAGCCGACGTTATTCACGCTTTGGTACACGTCCAACATCATCGACAGGGCGTCGGCTTCCACGTTCGCAGCCAGAACCGACATGGCCGGATCCAGAATGCGTTTGGAAAAGTCGTCCAGCGACAGCGTCAGATCGACAGAGGTGAAGTTCAGATCCACGCCCTTCTGGGTCGCAACCTGCAGGGTCGTGCTCAGTTCGTTGGTGTCCTGGGCGGACAGCGTGGCACCGGTGCGGACCGTGTACTCGTTGGGCAGGCGGATCTTCAGCGAATCACCGATCTTGGCGCCCGTCTTTGCAAACGAGTCGTCATAGGATCGGTTGATGTTGCCGATGAAGTTCAGCTTTTGGTGCAGGATCCGCAAAGCTTCGCGGGTCACTGCGGTGGGGGTAAGAAGGGCATTTGGCATTTCAAGTTCTCCAGCCTTGCGGCGTTAAGTTATCGACGTTTTACTTGCGTGTTGCGCCACTTCGTCCACTCCTCAATCGACATCTTGTCGGGGTCCTTGACTGCCGCGCCCTTGCTCGAGCTAACTACTCGAGTGACTGGCTTCTCTTGGACCTCGGGAGTGCGCTTTGTGGCACTTTTCTTGGCTTCTGCCATCGTGAATTCCCGGTAAATGGACTTCACGACTGCGGGGCTTCGGATCGCGTCGATTTCCTGCTGCGTGTAGCCTGTCTTCAGGGCATACGCTTTCAGTTTGCTAACCAACCCTTCACCCCAGCCAGGGATATCACGCTGCAAGACTCGGTAAGCCTCTGCCGCCTGCCGTGCAGCTTCTTGCTGTTGCAGTTGGGAGAACTGTTCTTGTCTCTGCGTGACAGATGCGCGGAGCTGTGCCTGTTGGGCTTGCAGGTTGCGCATCTGGTGACTCAGCTTCGCGGCATAAGCCGGATTCTCGTCATACAGCTGGTCCCAATTGACCTGGCCGTATTCCTGAAGCCTCATCTCGATAGCCTGGAAAGTGGCTACCTCTTTCATGTTCTCTTGATGAACACGCTTCTCCAGCTCGACTGCTGCTTTTTCAGCGGCGATGGCCTGGCGCTCTGCTGCCACTTCCTGCGTTTTGCGGGTGTAGTCAGCCTGCATCAGGCGCTCGGACTTGAGCTTTTCGAGCTGTTCCTTTTTGCCACGAACCTTGAGGCTGTCCAAGTCCTCTTCAAGTTCTTCCTCTTCCTCCGGTTGCTCTTCGTCGAGTCCTTCGGATTCAGCGCCTTCTTGAATCTGTTCGTCAGACGGGGTACTTCCGTCTTCTGGCTGTTCCTGTACCTCGGAATCCCCGGAGGGTTGTTCCAATGACATCTAACGTCTCCTGCGGTCGTTTCTCAACGATGCGCTACCCCGGTTTAGCCGATTGGCATACCTGGTGGGGGCTGTTCACCTGGCATTTGTTGGGGCGCCCCTGCTTGCAGCGCCTGCATCAGTGTCTGCATGACCAATGCCTGAATCTCTACCGGCCCCATCGCTGGAGCGGTGATCTTCAAACGGTTGGTTTCGGCATTGTATGCGTCAATAGCGAGTTTTTGCATCTCAGCCTGCTTATCAAGCTGCGATTGTTGCGCCTGTGATTCCAATTGCTGGAGTTTCTGCTGAAGTTGCGCGATAGCTTGTCTAGCTTGGCCGTCCATTTGCTGCATCTGCTGCTGCATCTGCATGACCTGGGGCGACTGGCCCTGCAACTGAGGGGGAAGCATGGCCTTGAGGCGATCGGCAATGTCATCAGCACCAGGCCAATCGAGATTCTTCACCAACAGATCCCCGGCAACCTGCATCATGGGTGGGAACATCTTGCCCAGCTCGATCATCTGGTTAGCGGCTTCTTCACGTTTCGTGGAGAAAGAAGGACCCACTTCACAGGTCACGTCATATTTACCCGTGGTCACGTCATAGATGCGCGTCAACCCTTCAACAGTCTCTTGATCCTTCCCGGCTTCGTATTGCTGGGCCTTGGGGTCTTTCTGCTGGTCAGGGATGAAAGGCTGGTTGATCGGGACAGATTCGTTCGTGCCGTCTTCGTGGATGATCCGCACGATGCGTGGAGCGGAGTACACCTTGGGGATCAGGTCCACCACCACCCGGCCAGCATGCTTAATAGCCCGCGAGAGGTTGTCGATGTAGTTGAACGTGGCAGTGTCCGACTCCTTCTGGCGCTGAAGGATGGCCCGGCCTGAAGTCTCGTTGCTGCGAGCACCCAGAGCTGCGTCATAGATGCCCATCACCGTCTTCATGTCGTCCGAGGCGTTGAGAGCTTCTTGCAAGGCTCCAGCTGGAGGACCGGCAAAGGCTTGACGTTGAGGCGCGACACCACCATCGTATTCAAGGTACGGATACGACACCACGTTAGCGCTGGCCCACTTCTGTTGGTCAGTGTCGAACGCCCCTTTAGGCCCGATGAACGGCGTCTTGGGAGCAAGCGCCACCAGCTCAGTAGAAGCGGTGCGCCAGTAGTTGAACATCTGTTGAGGATCTTTGGCCCAGCGGACCAGGGAGATCCAGTGACGCTCACCCTCTACGTTCACCTCGTCACCATAGACAGGGATGATCGGGATGTACCGGCCTGCCCATTTGTTCGTCTCCAGGATCTCAGCACCCGACATGATTCTCTGAGTGACCTTGTAGGACTTCGTGGGGCGAGTTCCGGCAATGGTGATGCCCTGGGCGTCCAAGATGTCCTTGATCTTCAGGTACTCAGGCTCATACAGAACCATACCATCCGACAGCTTGAGGAGGGTTGCAGGCACTTCCTCTCGCTTCCACCACTCCGCCACACGAACCATATCAGCATCGCGCCAGCCAATCGGGACATCGTTGTAGTCGGTCTGCCAGTTGGATTTCTGCGCACCTTTCCAGCGTTTCTCGAACTCGTCGTCGGTGTACATCTCCGTGGTAAATGCCTTGTTCCAGTCGCTGGAGTCGGCACAAGTGGAGTTTTCATCCCCGTAAACAGTCAGAGGATTGGCAATCCGCTCGATGGTGATGTCCTGCTCGAACTCGTCGTCACAGGCATAGTCGGTGTTGATGCGGAAGTACCCGAAACCTCCGGTAACGGCGTGGTCAAGAGCAGTGTCGTAGGCCACATCAGCGCTGGAGGTGTACTCGATGTTCCGAATCAGGCCGTTGAGGATTTCCGCTGTTTCTCGGGTGGCGCCTGAATCTACCGGGTGAACCTTGATCGCGGGCTTGTTCTGCCTGGCGTCGTTGAGGACCGAGCGAACCATTGCGGGCAGGCGGTTGATCGTGAGGCACGGACGGCCATCAATCTCCCGCTGTCGCTTCACGCCATCCGGCCACTGTTCACCAAGACGGGCAAAGCGGATGTCAGATAGCCATTGCTCCCGGTTGCGAGACTCTGCGTCTTCCGAGAGGCGGAATTCTTCCAGTGCTTCTGACAGATCGTCTTTGTCGCTCATTTAGCCCATCCAGCTTATTACTTGTGGTGATGCCTTGCGCTTGGTCGTTGGTTCTTCGTAGGCCACTGCCATCAGACCAAACGAGTCCGCTCCATGGGATGACCAGTCATGCTCCGGCCCTAGTCCGATGTCGCGCTTCTCGTCCTTCTTTTCGTGGTACCAACCCAAAGCCGCTCTTCCACCTTCTGTGGTGTCGGCATTAAACCACATTGCAGGGAATATGCGTCGTGCAGCCTCAATACGCGCCTTTGCTGCGCCCTTGCCTTGATTGGCGACGACTGTAACCGTGTAGCCTGCTTGGGTCAATGCGCCCTGATAGGAAGCATCGTGCACCTTGTCTTGAGTGACCCCATCGTGAGGCAGCCAAATCTGTGCTCTGTCGGTCGTGTAGCCTCTTAAGCGCATCCATGCCAAGTGACCTGAGAGCGGCTGTCCTACCGCTTCGTAGTAGTCCAAGACCCGGATTTCCTTGCCAATGAACTGCGCCGCCCAGATGGTGAAAGCGTCGGCTCTCGCTCCCGTTCCACCGATGTCCACAAACAAGCGGATGGTCATCAGCGGGTCTGCAGCGACTCGACCGATTCTTCCCTCGTCCTTGGCCTTGATCAGGTCTTTGGCGTAGTAAGCCCCAGCGAGGACGGTAGCAAACGCCCCTTCCCAGATGTGCGGGTACTGCTCTGGCCTGTTCTCCAGGTCGTCCAAGCGATCACGCTCCAGCTTGCGGGGGAACTTTGGGTTGTCGCGCCAGTTCAGTTCGGCCACCTTCACATGCGGGCTGGTGCTGTTGCGGAATCGCGTCTCTACTGCGGCGGTCTTCCTCTTGGGGTTCCAAGTCACCCACAACTCAGCATTCCAGTCGGCGCCCTCTTCCCGCAGAGTAGGGATCAGCACGCTAAACGCCTGATCGGTCACCGGTTCGGCTTCGTCCACCCAGCACAACAAGATGCGGCCCTTGGACTTCACGCTGTCAATCGATCGGTCCAACCCAGCAAAAGCAAAGGAGATGCGCCCGTCCTTGGAGTGGATCGACTTCTCGCCTATGTCGTAATAAGCAGCAAGGAATGGCTCGTCCTCAATGGCGCGCTTGCATTCTTCTAGCGAGGAATCCTCCAGCGAGTTCATGAACTGCCGGGCGCACAGGATGATGCCCTTGGTTCCTGCCCTACCGTAGATGTAGCCCCTCAATGCGGCCATGACGGCGAATGAGCGGGTCTTCGCGCTTCCTCGGCCTCCGTATGCCCCTCTTACGTCAGCAGGCCCATCAAAGACGGGGATCAGCTTCTCGGGGATCTCGATAGAGGCGGTGCTCATTTCTTCATGGGCACGAGTTCAACGCGGGTGATCTCAAGCGGTCCGCCGTCCTTGCCAGTCAGCTCTACGGCCTTTGTCTCGCGCCATTCAGCCGGACGGCGGTTCTTCAACCAGAAGATCATGGCGGTAGAGTCTGGCGGGTAGTAACGACGGATTGGCGTCTGGATGATCTCGCCCCCCACGACCTTGATATCTACCTCGTCGTGCTCATACCCCATGGCGCGGCGATACAGGCTTTGCTCTACCCGGTCGTCTGCCTGTTCCTTGGGGACCTTTACGGACTCCGAAAACTCAGGGTACTCAAGCTTCCACAGGTTGATCGTGGACACTGCGACCTGGAAGAAGTCGGCCAGCTGCGCATCTGTTGCGCCTAGAGCGCAAAGCTTATTTGCTTGCTCTGCATACTCGGGTTTGTACTTACTTGGGCGGGCCATTCGGGTTCCTATGGATTGTCCGATAAATGCCACATTGTGCCACTAAGTTGGGCGATTGTGCTGGTTGATGCAGTCAAAGCGTCCGGCAATACGCCTTCAGCTCTATGTACGCTCTCTTTGCGGGGCTCATGGCCTGTAGCGCGGCGAGGAACCTGTATGAGCTGCTGTTGATGGGCTCCCAGCCATGAACCCTTGCGCCTGTCGCTCTTTGCAGTATGCGTCGGCATTTGTCCATATGTGCCGCTTGGCTCAGCATCCCGTCAAGCCTCGGCATGTTGCGCGCAACCCAAATGTGCAGATCAGTTGACATCCTTTGCCCCATCAATAGCGCTCTTCAGACTACCTCAATGCAACTCAAGGCAGAGCGTTGCTGTTCTCGGCTCCTCTGCTGACGTCAGCCGCATACGCCATTTCTTGGCGCCCCTGTAAGACGCCGCCCGGCAGATTCGGGCACTGTGATGACTGTTCAAGGGGCCTTTCACACTCGTTGTTGTCGGAGCTTACATCCGCACCAGCCGCTAACCCGCAGCCTTGGAAAGAAAGCCCATTCACTGTGGCGGTGAGTCTTCATTATGCGGCTATGGCGCCTTGTTGTCACGCTCTATAAAGTGCTCATAAACAGCCCGATCTACTGCGCGCCTAATCGCGTCGGCGGCTTCTTCCACGTTTCCACCCCGGCCAAGTAGCGCGGCCTCTTCCCAAAGCTGCTGGCTGGTCTTTTCTTGCTCCTGCATCCCAATTCCTTTAAGCGCCTGCGCGCCATGCCTCGATGTAATCAATCAACTCTGTGCACTCCGCAATGGTCAGCTTTGACGTTCTGCGGAACACTACGTCTACCCCATGCCCATCCAATGCAGGCAGGAGTTCTACCGATTCACCCCTTGCCCTCAGCCAGGCAGCGGTGAGAAGTCTTTTCCACACCTCTACGTCCCGTTTCTTGCCTGCCCATTCCGTGGTGGCTGCTACTTCGGTCAGCGCTGCGTGTAAGAGTGCATTCTGCTCACTGCTGCGGGTCTCTGGCTTTACCTCTAGGGTTAGTCTGTGTCCTGCCATCAATAGGGGCTTGACGTGGTGCCAGACGGTCTTTAGGGCTTGATGGGCCTGGGTGGCCTCGTACAGGCGGATGGCAAGCTTGTTAGTCACTTTTTGTGCTGGTCAGGATGCACGCCGTACTTCTTCAGGAGCTCCTCCATCGGATTTACGTACGGGACGCTCGACTTCTCTTGCGCATCTTGCTTGATCAGCTTTTCAAGCCGCCTTACGCAACCCGTCAGCCATTGCACATCTCTTGCAAGTTGGTCGCGGTTGACGGTCATCCCGTCTAGCTGGCGTTGCGCCGCTTCATCCATCTGTTCAAGTGTTCTCATCGAATATCTCCATCCCAATACCGCACAGGAAGCGGCTTCAACTGAGCCGCAGGCACCGTCATCGGCGTTCTGAGCCCCATGGGTTCGTTCTCGTCAAACTCTCGTACCCTGACTGTCTGGCCGTTGGTGGTTTCCATTGCCATCACGCGGCGCTGGACGTATAAATATGGGCTGCCCTTGAGAATCATGGCTCAATCCTCCACGCAATGATGCGCATAGGGCCGTCCGGGATCTTCCATGGCAACCCATTAGCCCTAGATCCCAACCGGCGATCTTGCTTAGCCCCCTGCAGAATGACACTCACCCACTTGTCATATGTCTCCAGCGGCTGTTCGTTGCTGTCACCTCGGGGGGTGAATCCTTCGGGTATGTTCATAGCCCAAGCTCCTTTGCACGTTCGCGCACTTCTTCGCCGAACTTGTCGATTTCTGCCAAAAGATCGTCCATGCTGAAGTGAACTTCATCGTAAAACCCGCCCTCGGTGTCGCCGCACCACTCGTCAACTCGCACAAATTTGTCTTTTCGCTCAACAAGACGATTTTTCAGTTGGTCCAATAGCGCTTCTACGAGGTTCATGGCAGATACCCCTTAACCGCGTCATAGAGCGATGCAATGATCCCAATGGCAAACAAACCCAGCGCAATGCGCAGCCACCACTCTGTTCTGGCAATGCTTGCGTCTAATTCGCGCTGTTCTGCGTCTATCTCTTCTTGGGTGAGCCAGTTTGGCCCTGGCAAAGTGCGCGTCCATTGGCTGGTTTGACTAGGCAGCAGGCGGCAATTTAGCAGTTTGCTTTTGAAATGGCGGCTGTTCATCTCACACTCCATCCACGGGTTTCAGGGTTGTACTGCCAGTTGTCGCCAAGTCGCTTTTCCATAGCGATCAACAGGTCCATCTCCTTTTGCAGCCATGCAGAGCCCCCAAGCGTCAGGAACATTTCCCGCTGCTCTAAGGTCATGCTGGTGTTTACGTGCACCTTGCGCAGCTTTAAGGGCTTCGTGCGGCGGCCTGGGGTCTTTTCAGTCACTTGAGCATTCCCGCGATTTCTTTAAGCAGCCAGACTTTCTGGGCAAACCAGACCAATGCAACATTGTTGACCGCCATCCAGAAATTCAGGAAGTTCAAACACACGGCCAACCCACCACACACTACTCCCACAACCGCCGCTGGGTGCCCATCTTCAGCTGCGTTGATTCGGCGCATCCACTGGAAGAAATACCACAGAGCGACAAACACGCCAACCGCCCCCAGCAGCCAAATGACACTATAGACGCGCCCGTAGACGATGTAGCTCATGGCTATGTCAGGCAGTTGCGTGGCCGCAAAGTCAGTGGCCTTCCCAGCCGCCGTTTGCATGCTCGTCAGGATCTCTACCAGCTTGCCTTGCAATTCTTCTTTCACGTCGCGCTCCAGTTGTTGATGGCTCTAATGTGCGCCTATTTCTACGCCGCGTCAAGCCTTTTCTTCAACTCTTTCGCCTTCGCCATGTACTCTGCCTTGATGGCGATCAGTTCGTCCCGGCTCCACTTGCACGGCTTGTTGTCGTTCTCCAGCGCCTCCCACGCCTCCAACCCTATGCGCGCGATGGCTCCGGCCTTGATTTCGTGAGGCTTGGCCCCGTGCGGGCCATTACAGCCCTCGCATTCGCCCATCACGTTGGTTTCATTGAATCTCAGATGTCCAGCAGCGCCCCGGCTTCTAGCGTGGCCTGCGTGCTGTACTCGGCCTGGCACTTCCTTGTCGAAAGCGCAGCCGCACACGAAGCAGCCTTTGTCCATGTCCCTCAGGCGAATGAACTCGTTAAACGGCTTCTGTGCATCCGCGATCAGCTGGGCTATGGTCTTGAAGGATTCCTTCTTCACCCTGTCCTGGCGCTTCTCTTCTACCTGGGCGACCTTGGCACGCTTTAGAGCGGTCCTTTCTGCCTTTGCTGCCTGTGCGTCTGCCCATGGGCCTATACAGGCTTTATGGATGCGTTCACGGGGCTCTAGCTTCCCGCGACAGTGGGGGCACTTGGTTCTGAGCATCGTTGCCTTTCAATCTCCGCCTTCACCGCCTGGCCCATCCCCTGAAACATAGGCTCCTTCTCCAGCTCTTTGCATCGATAGCGAGAGTGGTCTATAAATCCTGGGAGCATGGCCATTCTTGTTAGGTGGAGGACTTGTTTTGTGTATTCGTTCATCAGTCTTCAGGGTGCCGAAACATGACCATTGGGCCGTCATAGGGGGCTGGCACGTACTGCTGGCTAGCCCGGTCGTACCATAGGCCGATCTGGCCCTCCCAGTCTCCATTTCGTTGCTTGTCGCAGATCAGGAGGCAATCTGGGTCTTTGTCGTCGACCGCTTTTCCTTCCTCCTTTTTCCGCTCCTTCGCCTTATTCCGCCAAACCGAAATGACGTTGTCAACCTGATCGGTGATGGCGCCGGATCCCTTGTAGTCGTACTTCCCGGGCTTGTGGTCCTCGTTCGGCGGCTTCTTGATGTGGTGCACCAGGTGGATGTGCATCGAGTAGTCGCGCGCAATGCTAGTCAGCTCGTCGACAAAGGATTTCTGCCCGTTGTAGTCGTCTTCGCCCTGCACGCACTTCATGAGGCTGTCGACGAAGAAATGCGTTATGCCCTTCTCCTTCGCGCAGTACCTGGCGACTGCTGCAACCTGAGATGCGATCACCGTCCCTTGTTGGTCGTACAGCCACAATTTGCCGTCTGTCCAATCCCGGAACTGTTCGTAGATGTCGACAAGGGCCATGCGGGCCTCTGGATGCCCAAGGAACGCGGGGTCGCTGGGGTTCTCACCAGACCACTGCCTGCCCATGCGTTCGAGGCTTTTAATGGGCTTCATTTCAAAGCTGGCCATCCCCACCTTTTCATCCTGCGCGCACAGGCTGAGCGCGACTTGTCCGGTCACCAGGCTCTTGCCGTTGCCGTTGGCCCCACCCCAGCACGTCACCTCACCAGGCCTGAACTGAATCATGCCGTGGGTTTTCTTCCACGGGAGTACGGCTTGCTTCGGGCGGATAGGGTTGTTGATCCGGTCGATCAGCTCTTGCACGTACTGGCTAGCCGGGCGTACTTTTTGCTTTGCGTCTGTCTCGCGCTCGTAGGCGGCAAAGTCGATGTCATCGTAGTAAATCACTTCTGCCATGTCATCACCCCGTCTGTGTCCATTGTCTCAATCACTTCAGTCCTTGGCCAGCCCAGTCGGTCGACATAGGGCCGGTAAATGTTGGTTATCACGCGCTTGGCGTACTCTTTGCAGCACTGGGTGATCCGATCTGCACGGGCCTTGTCGACCGTCGACACCGTCACCACCAAGCCAACCAGAAAACGCCAATCCTGCATTTCTGGCACGTCGACCGGAGCGAGGCTTACCGTGTCGTTTGACAGATCGGCAATCTCCCTGTCCTCAACCCACACCCATTTGGGTGACTTACCAGCCCGGCGCATCTTCAGGATTTCGTCTTGGCCTTTCATACGAACTTGCCAATCGTGAAACCCTGGTCAACCAAGTCGGCGCCCTCCCACCTTCTGTTGTTCAGGTAGACCAGAGGGGCCGGGATGTACTCGCCGTTGTTCTTTGTCCACGTCTGGCTGTTCTTCAGGGATTCGACATGGCTGATAATTTCGTCTGCCACCTTTTCTCCATCGGCTTTCTTCCAAGCGTCCAGGCATTTGCCCTTGGCTTGTTTTCTTTCCGTGGATGGCCATGTCTGCCAAAACTTGGCGAAGCCGGGGGCGTCATCACACGCGTCGACGCGTGTATATCCTTCCCTTCCCTTCCCTTCCCTTCCTCCCTGCGCGTGCACATCTAGATTTGACGCGTGCTGACGCGTGGCGACGCGTGCTGACGCGTCAGGCTCTGGCAGCTTAGAGGGGGTTTCGCGTGGGTTCAGGTGCTGGTGGGCATTGAACTTCGGGATGAAGGCCAATCCCTCCCCGTAAAGCACAACAAGACCAGCACTGACCAGCTCTTGGCACAATGCCTGGATGTCGCACTTGTCCCCAGGGCAGTAGCGCAGCTTAAAGGTGACAGGCTTCCAAACAAGTCGACCTTCCTTGTCTGCCTCGCACCATGTGGATATGTAGAGAAGCCGAGCCATCGGGCTTAGGGACACAATGTCCTCGCTCGTAAAAAACTCGGGTTTGATAGTACGGATGCGCGCCATGGTCAGATCCTGTAGCGCTTGGCAAGAAGGCGAATGGCCTGCTCGTACTGGTCGGCTGTTGCCGTTGGATGCGCGGCTATCCACGCGCGTTTGGCGGCCTCATAGGCCTGAATATCTGGTTTCATTTCCACCCCAATGCACCCCAAGAGAATGAACACACCGGCAGGCTGGGGTAACGCTTTTCAACGGGGTAGCTACCCCCCGTCTAGCCGGGTTTCAGATTAGATTGTCGCTGCCATCGCTCTGATGTGCAAGGGCTATTTGCCCGGTGGTGAAATTTGCAGCGCTAGGCAATCGACAAGGTGCGCAGCGTAGTACCGGTACTGCTTGAGGCTGTCCGGCGAATCTGCGGTACGCAACAAAGCGGCCATGGCATCAACGATCTCTTTGCACCTGGCACGCTCGCGCTCTACCGCTGCCTCTGCGCACTGGAGGCCGTAGGCGTGCATCTTGGCTTCGTTGTAGATGCCGCCAGCATGGATGCCAGGGCTTGGCAGCGGCGGGAGTTGGTCGGGGGTCATGGCTGGTCCTTGTCCTCGCCAGATGCTTCCACCTTGGAGATGAAGTCGTCTAGGCTCTTGTGTTCATGTGGTGTACATGTGTCAGATGATCTGTCGATTTGGCAGTGCGTAATCGACATGTTGTCGTGTTCTTTGGGGTGGTCGGTCATGGTTGTTCCTTTACGATGGGCGCTTGCAGTAGTCGCAAACGTGCTGATAGCGGATGCGCGGGGCTCCACAGCCCAGGCACTCAATTGGCGTTGGCTGGCGGGCCTCAAATTTCGCGGCCATTTCGAGAGGCATCTCATTCTCCTTTCAGTGGCAGCCAGCCGGACAGACGGGCCTTGACACGCATTTCAGTTACGTCAACCAAATTGTCCCAGTGCTTCTCCATGCATTCAGCGGTGGATTCTTTCCTTGTCATTGCAAGGCAGAGGGCTCGCTTTGTGTTGTGCTGGTAGGCTCTGCGATGGGCGTCTACTGCTTGGGGGTTGGCGGGGGGTTTGGTCATACAATCTTCTTTCGCATGTCAACCGACTTGCCGCGAGCTGCAGGGATGTTCATGCCGGTACGGGCGCGGGACCGGTTGGAGTAAGCGATTGCGCTCATTGCCAAGCTGACAGCCGTGGCCTGTTTGCAAGCAGCTTCGTCGTGAAATGTTGGCTCGCCCAAATCGCGCAGTGAGCCTTCTGTAGGCGCACGTGAGTGATTGGTGCGGCGAGGGGCCTTGCTAGGGCCTTCTGCGGCCTTGGGGCGGGGTGTGGGGAAGGTCATGATGCAGCCTTTGGCATAAGCACAGCAGTAAGCTGCCTTACAAGGTCCATGCGGGCGCTTTCTCGCGCAAGAAAGCTGTCAATGTCAGCCACGACCGGCTGAACCGAGGCGACACCGCGAAGCGTTTCAATGGCCGTGATGATGGCTTGAGCGTCGTCATCGCGCATGTCGTTTTCTAGGCAAACGACAAAGCCTGTGTATCGGTCGGTCATGCTGGCACCTTGTCTTGTTGGGGGAGTGGGGCGAGGAGGAGGTCTGCTTCGTCGTCGGACTGCGGGCGGATAGGCCGCAGCGATGAATCCCGCGCAAACGCAACTCGGTTGCCAAGCATGGTCGGTACCACCCTATCAGTTACCCAAACCGGTTCAGTGCAAACAAAATTGCACCGCGCCAATTCCGCGTAGGCAGCCAGCCGGATGCAAGTGACAAACTTGCCCTCATTCCCTGCGCTGCTACGCACAAAGACAGCCAAATCTCCAGGTTTGCAGTTCATATCAAATCCCTCCTTTGCGGATAGCAGCGCGTTTATCGGTACTCTTGCGGCCTGCTGCCTGGCCTTCAAGCGTGATGGAATTCTTGGTGCGGCCTTGCAAGGGGGCTTGGAGAAGGCCACGGCAGTTGAGGACTAGGCCCATTGGGGCGGCACTGGAGTTGGTCTTGCGCGGGGGCTTGCTGGGGGCTGTGTAGGTCCCGCGTGGGCGCACTGATGTAAAAGCGTTCATGCGGCCTCCAGGCGTGACGGGACTTCCACGAATTCCCCCAACTTATTACGCACATGGCAACGCATGGCCGCAATCAACGCTGTTTCGCCTTGCGATGGGTCAGAAACATGCCAGCAATTGCCCACTTCGATATCCAGTGTCGCGGTCCACCAATCGTCGAAAGCCTCTCTAAAGACGCTAATGCGCTCGGCCTCAATTATTGGCCCTGCAAGCGACCAAAGGCGAGATGGCTCATAGGATGGAGGCCCGTACGGGAAAGCCCGCGCCAAATGGACCTGTGCCCCATTGAACCACCCTTTTGGCTGGACAACTTCTATTCCTTCTGCTTGCGCAACAGCCCAGTCAAGGTCTGGACCAATCAAGTCCTCTATTGCAATACGTGTCATCAGATTTGCCCCCGCAGTTTGGAAGTCAGCCAGCGCTCAAACTCAGCAAGGCTGAGCACAAACACGGCCTGTGTTTTGGTGTGCGTGACGTGTATGCCTTCCGGCTTGAACGTCACGGTGAAGGATGGGAGTGTGAGGTTTGGCATGCCTAGATTGGACGGCGGCGGCCTGCAGAAGTCACGTCAATTCGGCCAATGGAAAAGCAAAACGCGATAGATTTTTTTGTGTGGCGTGTAGTCGGACGCTCTGGCAAAGTACAACCCATGCACCGGAACAACACCGGCCCCGCCTGACCCACATGGCGGCATCGAGCAAGGGGTGGAGGTAGGGCCAACTACCGCAAAGGCAGGCACTGACGGGACACCACCAGGTGGATACATCGTCGATGAATATCAAAGCAGATTCGCTGAGTCTGTTTTGACCTTCACCCCCAACCAACCTATGGAGATGACCATGAGCACGATTCCCAAGACCTACCCCTACAAAGCCTGGGTGCTGCAGCCCTCTTTCAAGCCCAAGGAGGTGACCTTTGTGGAGCAGGCCCTTGCCTATGGCATTGAGGACTATGGCTGCGTCTCGGAGACTGGCAAATGGTATCGCCGCGATCAGATCCACGCGACCAAGACCGACGCAATCATCTTTGGCCACTCCGAAGTGCGCCGCATGCAAGACGACCTTAAAAAGAAGCTGGACAGCCTTGAGAAAAAGCGCGAGGCGCTGGCTAAGGCCGCCGGCTAACCCCCCCATCCATGGGGGCCATGACACCCACCCAACCTACCTAGAACCTACTGGAGAACGAGGATGGACAACGAACAGTTGATCAAGAACTGCAAAGCAGAAGTCGAAGCCGCAATTAAAAAAACTGGCGCTTTTGATCGGGTCATGCTGTTCAAGCAGCAGATTGAAGGCGTCCGCGCAATGGCAGCAGACCCCGATGACGGGCAGGCTGCTTTGATGCTGGCGTACTTCGACATGATGCTTGAGCCGGACATGCTCTAGCAATCCGCCGTCCCGCTCACGTACGAGCGGCCATCAATGCTCGACTAGCTCAGCCCGATGCTGCGTGGCGTAACTGCGCAGCACACCGCCCTTGAGAGCGCCGGATCGTATGCCGGAAGCCACTGCACTGGGCCGCAGTGTCGAGCATTGATGGCTACCCCATCCCTATCAACCCACCAAGCCCCGCATGTACGGGGCTTTTCTCTTTTTGGAGGCCTTATGCCCGGATTCTGCGAAGGCGAAACATGCGAGCGTGAAGGCTGCACTGGCGTCATTGAGACGCATCCTGCCGAGAACTGCTCTTGCCACATCAACCCGCCATGCAGCGCATGCACCGCACCGCGCAACTACTGCCCCGAATGCGATTGGCAGGAGGCCGATGAGCCCGAACCGGAGCCAGTTCCGCAAAGCCAAGAGAGCAAGGACTACTGGGCGGCGTGGGACAAAGAGCAGGAGCGCATCCGCAATCTCCCGCTGGACAACACGAAGGTGAGCTGGCGGTTCATCCCGCACACGCACTTTTCAATGATCAAGGAAGGCGTCTACCCGAAGAGCATGACGCGCGCCCAGGTCGAGAAAGAAGTGGAAGGCACGTTCGGCGGCCGGTTCGAGTATTTCGGCGGCGGCAAGTTCAAGTACATCGCGTACACGGATTAGGAGCACCCCATGACCCTCCCCCCAGTCCTGGCGCAATGCCTCTACACAGCCCCATATGCACCGCCCCCGCTTGATCTAGATGAGATCTTGGAAGAGGTAGAGCAGCTCATTCAAGAGCCGCGATATCACCGGGCGCTGACCCAGCAACAACAGAGCTTGAAGGAGTACGAAGGATGAACGCAGCCACCGACAAAGAACTGCTTGAACTTGCAGCCAAGGCTTATGGCATTGCCCTGGAATGGGACGATGAAGGCATGTCGTACTACTGGGAGAACTGGCGCGGGCTGCCGCAGAAAGTCTTCTGGAATTCATTGGGCGACGATGCGGACGCTCTACGCTTGGCTGTGAAAACAGGGGAGCCATTCGTTGTTCGCACGCGCTGCGTGACGACCATGGGCGGCTTGAAAGAAGACTTTGATCACTTCGTCCCAGGCGATGACCTGCGCGCGACTCGCCGAGTTATCACCCGTGCCGCCGCAGCAATGGGGAAGAAGCCATGAACCCAACCCCCACACCCCGCGAGATAGCGGAGATGCGCGACCTGCAGCGACGGGCGAGAGCCGTGAATGACGCCCGCGAAAAGATGGCCTCTTGGCCTGAATCAAAGCGCCGCCAGATGCAACTGCAGGGCTCATCCATTTGGTTGACCGCCGCAGAGAAGTCAACCCCATCCCCGCGCGCCGGGGATTCCATTGAAGGAGAAAGCCAGCATGGCTAAGAAATCACCCACCCAGCGTCTGGCACGCGTCGAAGACATCTGCATGGGCGCCGGCTTCCTGCTGATGAAGCTGCAATCCAAGTACGGTCACGACTTCGGCGAAGGCATGCGCGAGCAGGTCCGTGACTGCATCCGCGATTGCCAGCAGGTCACACAGAACCGCATGCAGCGCGAGGCTGCAGCAGCAAAGGCAACACCATGACCGCCTTCAAAACCATCCCCATCACCGCCGCAATCACTGCGGCGTTCTTCATTCTGCCGTACCTGATGGACGGCCCCAGCGACATGGATGCAGAAGCAGCCACAGCAGCGAGCCTGCGGGATGCACTATCTCAGGCCCAGTCCGAACGCCCCGACCTGTGGACCGCTGAGACGCGGGCACGGGCGGATGAAGCTGCCTTGGTGGTGGCGAGGGGGAGGCCATGAGGATTGAACGCATAGGCGATGCAACCTTGTATCTAGGTGACTGCATGGAAGTCCTGCCCACGCTAGGGAAGGTGGATGTGGTGATTACGGACCCGCCGTATGGGATCAACACTAAAAGCGACGGCAGCGGCAAATTGAGCCCATGGGGCGACCTATGCAATTCCGCATATTGGTATGCGGCATGGATCAATGAGGCGCGCAGGAAGCTGCAGCCCACCGGCGCGCTGTGGACCTGCCTCAACTGGCGTTCGTTGGTCACGTTCCAGAAGGCGGCATGCGACATGAACTGGCCCATTACTTCCCTGATGGTCTGGGATAAGAAGTGGATCGGGCCAGGTGGCAACCAAGGGTTGCGTCCCTCCTATGAATTGGTGGCGCTGTTCGCCAATGCGGACTTTTCCATCGCGGATCGCGGGCTGCCTGATGTCCAGCCATTCCCCGTGGGTAGTTTTAAGCAGAACGGGCACCCGGCAGAGAAGCCGGTGGCGCTGATGGACTTTCTGGTCAAGCACTCACCTGGCTCTGTGTTGGATTGCTTCATGGGCAGCGGGACAACTGGCGTAGCTGCCGTGTCGGCGGGGCGCCAATTCATCGGCATTGAGCAGGACGAGAAATGGTTCGAAATCTCCTGCCGCCGCATCGAGCAAGCCCACGCACAGGGCCAGCTATTCGAGCCTGCGACCGTCACGCCAACTCAGCTTGGTTTGATTCCGTCCTGACATGCACCCCCTCCCCCTGATAGCGGCATTCCTTGCCGATGCCTTTGTCCTGGCTATGTGGATGGCCTATTTTTATGGAGTTTGATATGAGCGCTTATTTTTTGGTGATTTACATCTATGCAGGGATGCTTGCTAAGGGCGATTCGGTAGCAATGCTGTCTGTGCCGCAACCTTCTTTGGAGGCATGCCATGCAGCCGGGAAGAAAGCGGCAGAGCTTGTCAGCGGTAGCGCAAAGGATCTGCGATTTTTGTGCATCAAGGGGCAATAACCACTTGAGTGTCTGCAAGTCCTATGGCATAGTTCAGTTGTCGGCGTGCTGGAACCACTAAGACAAACGAGCCTCCTGGCTTGTGTCCTTGCCTTAAATGGCGCGAGTGGTTCCAGCACTCAGGGCACAGACCAGGAGGTTTTTTTGTGCCCAAACGACCCTCAGAGCGGGTTAGCAAATGGGCCTAAATGGGCTGCACTCAAGAAACATAGGCCATTGAACGACCCACCTTGGCCTCCGCAGCGTTGGTTTAGCGACTGCAGCAAGGTCCGGCAGATACGGTGACAGGCAGCTGCCGGGCTGATGGAATAAACCCCTCATGGCACTTGGTCTGGGATAGCACAGAAGAGGCACTCAGATGGAGAAAGGTGATGCACCCATATCACCCCTGCTGTAGCTACGTCTTGTGAAAGGAGAGTGTGATGTACAGAAGCATGTTGCAGGAAAGCTGCGACGAGAGCGCTGCAATGCAGCAAATCCAGTACGACCAATCTAAGGCCAGTAACTATGTACGAGAAAATTGCCCCCGCCTTTGTGAAGGCCAAGAAGGAATTCGGCCCAGCGCTGAAGGACAAGACGAACCCGGCGTTTCGTTCTAAGTACGCCGACCTCGGTACTTGCTTGGAGGCCGTGGAAGATGCCCTGCTGAACAACGGCATTGCCCTGATTCAGGAAACCTCAGAGGACGCTACCGGTGTAACCGTGGAGACGGTTTTCCTCCATGAGTCCGGCGAGACGATCCGAGGCGGCAAACTGCACGTTCCAGCCGCCAAACAAGATCCACAGGGGTACGGGTCTGCCCTGACCTACGCGCGCCGCTACAGCGTCATGGCGGCCTGCGGCATTGCTCCAGAAGACGATGACGGCAACGCGGCCACGAAGGCGACTCAAGCGGTGCGCAACAAGCCTACCGATGGCGCTGTGCTGGCTGATGACGCCGCCGTGAAGCGCGTTGGCGATGTGACCATGGCTATCCAACAGCTCATGCGCAATCAGAACGTGCAAGGCGCTTTTGAGGCGTACCAAAAGATTGAAGACGCTGAAGAGCGTACGGCAATCTGGGCCAACCTGTCCGCACCCATCCGTCGCGCCATCAAAGATCACGGCGTTGCAACCGCCACCCCGAAGGAATAACCATGAACAACATCACTGTAGCTGGCCCACTTGGCCGAGATGCTGAGCTCCGCAACCTGCCCAACGGCGACCCCGTGGTTAACTTCTCGGTGGCCGACAGCCAGGGCCGTGACAAGCCGACGATCTGGTGGCGCTGCCAGTTGTTTGGCAAGCGCGCTGAATCGCTGCACCAGTACCTCACGAAGGGCCAGCAAGTGGCTGTGTCGGGCTCTGTGTCCGAACGCAAGTACACCGACAACGCGGGCGTTGAAAAGACCTCGATGGATATCCGCGTGAATGACGTTGCACTGCAAGGCGGTCGCCGGGATGAAGCACCAGCCCCTGCGCCACGTCCACAGCAGCGCCAGGCTCCTGCTCCACGCCAAGCAAAAGATCCATACGACGACGATCTTTCGGATGTGCCTTTTTAGATTTGATGTGGTATCATCTCTAAATGGAAAACGAAATAGAGATATGGCAGCCTGTCCCAAGCCGTGAAGGAGTCTTTGCCAGTTCATTTGGCAGGATTCTTTTGCCGCCAAGGACCGCCACTATGCCAAATGGCGGAGAACGCGCCTACACGCCAAAGCCTACGTTTGGCGTAGTCACAAGCGCCAGCAAAACAGCGCGGCACAAGTACATGGGGATCTACAACAAGTTTTACGGGAACATGAAGATTCACCGGCTTGTGTGCGAAGCATTCCACGGCCCCGCGCCAGAAGGCATGCCGGTTGTAATCCACAAGGATGAAAACGCGCTGAACAACCGCGCAGACAACCTCAAGTGGGGCACTCAGAAAGAGAACCTGAACATGCCGGGGTTCATTGCCTACTGCAAAGCCAGACTCGGCGAAAACAGCCCGACGACCAAGGGTCGTAAAGCAAAAGCGGCCTGACCACCCCACCGCCCGCAACACCCCACCCGTAGCCGGGTATTGGAGAGATCAATGAAACACATCGTCTGTCACAGCGGCGGCCATTCGTCGGCACTGGTGGCGATTGAAGTTGCGCGGCGCTTCGGGCCTGAAAACGTGGTGCTGCTCAATCACGATATGCACTTCAGCGTCGAGCATGCGGACATCAAGCGCTTCAAGCAGGAGACGGCCGACTATCTGGGCCTGCCACTCACCTTCGCCAGTCGCCGAAACGCCACGCAAGACCAGTTCGACGTGTGCGTGGAGGCCGGGGCGTTCAAGGTCGGCAACGGTTCAGAGCTGTGCACATCGCGGCTCAAGACCGAGCCGTTTTACGAGTGGTTGGACGCCAAAGCGCCGCCAGGGCAGTCGGTCATCTACTACGGATTCGACAACACTAAGAAAGAGCGCAAGCGGATGCACCGCCGCACCGGCATCCTAGGAGCTAAAGGCTACCGCACGGACTACCCGCTGGCGCTGTGGAAGGACCGCACCATTGTTGCGACGGAAGAGATCGGCATCCTGCGCCCCAGCACCTACACCACCTTTGTCCATGGCAACTGTATCGGATGCCTAAAGGCTGGGTGGCAGCATTGGTACATCGTCTATTGCACTAGGCCCGACATCTGGCTTAAGGGCAAGTGGGCCGAGGAAGAGATTGGCTATGCCATTCATTACGACGGTGATCAGCCCGTGTACTTAGAGGAAATGGAGGGGCGCTTTGAGCTGATGAAGGCCAACGGCATCCCAGCCACGGAGCACATTCCACAGCAACGCTTCTGGGCGCAGGCCAAGAAGATCATCGGCATCATCGCCATTCAACCGCAGTTGCCATGCGACTGCCACCAGCCATGAGTGCGGCGCCCCCTCTTGGAGCGCAGCAGTCGCTGACTCCCGATGACCTTTGCGTGGATTGCCAGCACTGTTGCTTGCTGCGCCCCGTTGGTCGCAAGGATGCCCCGGCCCTGTGCGTTCGCGGATGGCCCTACACAAACCGCTTCTGGAACTGCATCAGCCAGTGCCCAAGCTACGAAAAACGCCCCACAGGAGCCCCCACATGACCAAACAAGACGCCCCCACCACAACAGATGGCCGTGATGAATTCGAGGCCTGGCACAACGGCAAGTTCGGCCATGCCTACACGGTATGGGACGAAAACCGTTGCCGCTTCGTCTGGGACTTGACGCAGGAACTATGGCTGGCATGGCAGGCGGCCCGCGCTTCCAGTGCGGCAGCCCAGCAGTCCGACCCGATTCGCGGCCTGCTGCAGGCGCATGAAGACCTGATCGAGCAGGGCGAGAACTACGCCTACTTCGAGTTGGCCTACACGCGGCGGACTGGCTGGATGGCATGGCTGACCGACCGGCCCGCGAGCGGCGAGCCCGGCACCGCTGAATACGCCAAAAGCCGCAAGGTGATCGCGCGCGGCCAGGGCGACAGCGCCGAAGAGGCATGCCAGGACGCGCTGGACGTGATGGCCGCCCCACCAGCGAAACCCGCCGATACCGGGGAGGCGAGCAATGGCTAAGCCAATCCGCTGGACCAAGCGCCTTTGGAAGATCGCGCGCGGGCAGGACGCAATGCAGAACTTCTACAGCAGGCGCGAGACGCCGTTGCTCCTGGCCTATTGGCGAATCCTCGCACAGCAGGAATGCATCAACAGCCACTACGGCGACCCGCTGCGGCGCCCCATCTGTCGCCGGCTCGCCGAATACAAGGACCAAAAGAGCGGCGAATTTTGTGACCCGCCATTTTGAAGGAAACACAATGACCCAAGATACACCCGCCGCCCTGTCGCTGCCGGAAGAAGCCTCGCAGCCATGGTACGACCTCGCATGGCAACACAAGGCCCGCGCGCATAACAGCTTCTCTGGCGACGAACTGGTTTCGCTGGAGTTCGCCCCCGCAGACTTCGAGGCGTTCTGCCAAGCGCTCTTGTCCACCCAGGCCGCCACCTCTGCCGCGCCACAAGCTGACAACTTGAAACGCATCCTCCATGAGATCGTCGAGGATCGCGACGCGCTGCGGACAGCGCTTGAACTCATCGCAATTGGCGAAGCCGCCGATCCCGCGCGAGATGCGTCAGCCGTGCTAGTGGATCGTGGCTTTTGGGACGAGGAACTTGCCGACACCCATTGCGCCGCCACCTCTGCCGCTGGAGGGGCGACGGGCGACACTGCGCAAGCATGGACGGAAGGCTTCGAGGCGCACCGCAAATGGACAGGAGAGCTTCAAGCCTTCCAGTGGGACCACGCGACCGACGAGCCCGATGGCCCCGCAATGCCCGCCAATCCTTACCGCGCCGCTCTCGCAGCCCAGAGCCCCGACAGTGGGGCGGGGCCTGACGCCGATTTCAGCAAGCGGCTGCGCAATGAAATGCACGACGACCGCGACGCCCTGCGGACAGTGCTCGAACTCATAGCCATCGGTGAATCTGCCAACCCCGCAAGCGATGCCGCCAATGTGCTGGTGGAGCGAGGCTACTGGGACGCTGCAGCCCTGGCACAGCAAGGAGCCCAAAATGGCTGATGCACCCCTGACCTACCCGCCGCTGCCCGTGTCATCAGCTACAGGCATGGGTGACGAGTACGACGCCTTTGACCGCAATGGCCCACCAACTACTTGGAAGACCCGGAAGAACCTGGGTTGGGAACGTGGTGGTGCCCCTATTGTGGCGACGGCAAGCCGGACGGGCTCAGCCCCCAGGCCGGGGACAAGGGGGATGCTACTCAGGCCTGAGCTCTACCGGGGCTTTCTTCTGGATGACGCAAGATCCATCAATTCCGTATTCAAGGAAACAGATGGAGCCCATGCGGAAGGTGGAACAACCTGTAGTAATCAGGCAGAGGAATAGGGCTAGGGTGAGTTTCATCAGGGGGCCTCTCGATTTGCGTCAGGGGAAGGATTCTTCTCAGCATAGTACGAGGCCCCGCCTACTCGCACCGCTAGCCACATGGCCCAGGCCGAAGCCTTGTTCACCTCGTTCGCCATGGCTCGATAGAACACCGAATCAGCCCACTCGCGGGGAAAGTGCTCGGAGTACAGCCAATCATGAAGGATGGCGGCTCTGCGGGCCTTGTTGCCGAACAGGAGGTATGCGCCGGGGATTCTCGGTACGCTGGCTAGATCGGTCGTGAAACCTGCGGGCACTTTGAGGGTGAGCAGTTCACCTTCTAGGGATTCAGCTTGGATGTACCAGTCAGTAAGCATCACCCATTCATCACCACGGCCACGGGGGGAGATACCGGGCTCTCCCAAGAAGGTAACGGTGAAGTCTAGGGGGCTCATGGGGCTTTCTGCAGGTTCTGAGCGATGCGCCGTGCCCAGCCTTTACCGAAGGTTTTCCAAGTGGCAAGGTCGGTCATGAACTCCAGGCGGATGCCGTTGTATCGAGCTTGGATCGTGGCCGGGTGGAGGGCCTTCACCGCTTGCATGGTACGTGGGCCTACCACTCCATCAGCCGTGACGCCTGCGGCCTCCTGAAGCCACTTGATGGACCGATTGACGCCACTGTTTACCGCGCCGTCGAACACGTCAAAAGCCAGAGCGGGGGGCAGATCGGGGCACCCGGCCTTGTCCCAGTAGTCGCGTCGGTAGATGAACTTGGCCTGATTCAGCGTCAGGCCCTTGATGTCCAATTCGGGATAGCCGCGCTTGGAAATGCCGTAGCGGGTTTCGCCCCCAGTATCTGCCGGGTTGTGAACGTAGCCGCCTTCGTGGCCGATCAGGATCTCAAATGCTTCATCGAAGTTCATCAATGCACCGTAGGTTGTTTGGGCTCCAGTGGAGCGGGACCAGTAGGAACAGACGAATCAAAATCATCGTCATCCACCATGGTGACAGGTCTGCCAATCGCAGGGGTGAAATACCACACCAGCCCTGTAAGCATGCACAGCAGCGGCCAGCCGATGGTGACGCGAGGGAAGATCCCCGGCATGAGTTTGTACAGCAGCGGGGATAAACCCAACCAGACAAAGCAGAAGATCAAGGAACCTAGAACTAGGCGCCTTTTCCCGGCCCTGTAGTGCAAAAACAAAACGAGGGATAGGGATAGGCACAGGGCCAGCAGCAAAAGCGGTTTAACGCTCATTCTTGAACATCCTGCTAGCTACGATGTCGAGAGCCTTAGCGCCCATGAAACTGGAGACTGCTACCGTTGCCCCAAGCAGGAAAAAGGGCAATGACCAATGCAGCCCAAGGAGGAAGAACACCGCTCCAGCTAGCCAAGAGCAGAACATCTGAGACCCAAGCATCACCCACAAACGTGCTTTGGTGATGGGCTTGTAATTGGGGTCGTCAAACTTCGCGTTGAGTTGGAAGAAGAACGCGGTCACTCCTCCAAGGGTCGAGAGGAAGGAAGCGAGGAACCATTGAGCGCCTGGCACGCCTTCCAATGACTGGGAGAGGGCAGGCGCGGCAAACAGCGACACCGGCCACATCAAAAGGACGAATGCGCGGACCAGGGCGAACATTCTCATCGCCGCCGCGTCCAGAGGTCTAGGCCCACTAGGCCGAGGGCGAACATAGCATCTAGACCGTACCTCCAGGCGACCGACTCGATAGAGCCCCATTGGGCGGTCTGAAAGATCATGGCCGTTAGACCTACCGCTAGAACCATGAGGAGCAAAAAGCGGTATCGGCGCAGGTTGCGGAATGTGCATGTTCTAACCCCTAGTAGATCGGTTGCAATTGTATCAATTGCTGTCAAAATGGCGACAACGCCTAACCACAAAACAGACACTTGCCCGTTGATAGACTCTGTGTTTAGCCCGTTTATGTGGTGCTGGCTCCCAGGATCTGCCAACCCAATCACCACCGTCAATAAAACCGAGCTGCATAAATAGAGGCGGCACAGCCAAAAACGGTCGCGCTGCATAATCAGGAGCCACTTTTAGGGGTAGACATGACTTGGATTCTTGCGTTGATCTTTCGACCGTTGGCAGCTTTGATATTGTTTGGGCTGATTTGTTTACCGATTCGCATTGCTTGCCAAAAGCTGCCCAATGGCCGGCTGAAATCCATCCTACTCACCCCGATAGGCCGAAAGAAGACCGCCAGCCCCCAGCGAGCCGCCTAGCTGTCGCACGGGCTCTGTCCCGAGCAAGCCGATCATCCCAGGGGAGTACATCTGCGGCTGAAGCGCAGAGCGTTGCATTGGGCCGGACAGCAATAGACTTCGGGCAGCAGGGCGAGCCCCCACCATAAGCATAGGCAAAGGGTTGCTTGTTCCAGCGGAAGCCCCAACACCGGCCACCCAGTCAAGCGGACTTGTGGCTTTTGGCGCTTCCTTCAGTGCTTGGGTAGCCTTGGGGAAGGCTTGGCCCATTTGGGCGATGGTTTTCAGCTCGTCAGACAGGGGCTTACCCTTGGACAGCTCGCGCGCCAAGATCGGAGCGGAAACGTTCCCGGTTTGCTCGTTCAAAGCCTTCTGTACCGTGTAGGTCTTGGCAATGACCTTGCGGGCCGCGCGTAGTGCTTCCAGGGCATCCGTCTGACCAGATGCAGCCAAGTGCCTATCCAACTGGTCTTCCAAAGCGTTGGCGGCTTGCTTCGTAGCTTTGCCCAATCCTGTATCCCCTGACCGGAATGCCTTGTCGGCTTGTTCGCGCAGAACTTTAACGGCATCGACGGCGGCGGCAGATTCAAACTGAGGTTGTTTGAGCGATTGCACCAAACCGCCAATTTCATCCTTGGTCAGGCCAGGGAACGCACCTCCTGCGCTTTTGTAGGTGCTGGCGATGTTGTCCAGTGCTGCGCCGAATTGCTTGTCCGCCGTGACCATTCCTCCCGCTTTGACAGGGGCGTACGCTTGCGATGCCTGGTTGCGGATGGTTTGCAAAACGTCGTTCGTCAGTTCGTCGCCTTGCTGCATGCCAAGAGCCTTGCGGGCGAGACTGTCCGTCACCCCTTGATTGCGGGCGCTGGCCTCTTGGGCGGTCTTGATCTTGCCGGACATACCCGATAGCGCTTCGGTCAACATGCCAGGCTTGGGGCTCAGGTCTGCGGGGGGGATGACATAGCCAAGATCCGCCCCAGCCCGTGCAGCGGCCATCTTCTGTGCATCGGCGGCTTGTTGCCCTGCAAATGCAGCGGCTCGCTTGTCCAACATCCCAGTGACGGCCCCGCCAATCTTGTTCGCGGCAAGCTGCCCCCCTGCACCGCCAGCAGTGCCGAGGGCCATGTTCATCGCGGTTTCGCCAGTGCTCACCGATGGTTGAGCGGCACCGTAAAGCCCGCCAATGATGGCGGCAACGGGCACGGTAGCCGCGCCGGGGATCATCGAGGCAGGAGCAAGCATGGCGAGATTGCCAGCAAAACTCCCGACCTTCCCTGCGGTGGTATCCATCAGGGCCCTGTCACGTTGACGGGCGTCTGCAACATCCTCCCTGGATGCCAGGCCAAGCCATTGACCAGCGCCGCGCAAAGTGTCGACAACCGCTTTTCCTGTACCAGAGGCCACCTTGTCGAAAGTGCTCATGCCTTCCGTTGGGCTGTAGCTCCGTTCAATCTGGGCGGGCTGCGCGTACTTCGCAAACGGATTACTGTCGTCCTGGACGTACTTGGCAAACGGGTTTTCATCAGCCATTAGCGGCCTCCTAGTGCTCGATCTGCTGCACCTTCACCAAAGATAGCGTCAAACTGCGCTTTGGCTTTTGGCCCGCGCATCTTTAAATCATTGATGGCGGCTTGGGGCGGTATTGGGCGGTTGCTTGGCGGTTGTTGTGTTTCTATTGGGCGGACTCCTGTCAGTGGAGCAATGCCCTTCGGAACTTCCGCCATGACGCCCTGAATCGCCAAGGCACGGTTACGCGCCTTCTGTTCAATCGTCTTTTGGCTGTCGCCGATTTGCGGGAAGTATTGCTTGTCAGCGTTACTGAACTCTTCCTTGGCAATCACAGCCCCAGACTCCCGGCGCAGCGTGGCGTTCAAGAAATCGCGCTTGGCCTGGTCAAGCATCTGCGCTTGCTCAGGGTTCACCAGGTTGATAGCACTCCCGATTCCATACGGTGCCGCAGCCCCAGGCGTGGAAAAGTCTTTGCCGCTTTTGGCCAGATCGTTGATGATTTTGTCCGACTCGTTCATGCGCGAGCCGAACAGCAAAGACTTGGACTGCACGTCATTCAGCGGCTTTTGAAACCCGGGCAGAGGAATGATGGTCCCCGCTGGGTTCTTCTCCGATGGCGGGACAATGAACCCAGCGGCGTCGGCATTGAATGCAGGCTTCCCGCCCTGCTCCCGCTCAAACGCCGCCTTATCACGGTCCATGGCGAGGCGTTGCGCAGATAGGCCGTAGTTCGCTGCGGCGTCTGGCGTCATCGTCTTGCCAAGCGCTTGTTGCTGTTGCAGCGTATAAGGGTCCAGTGCAACCACCTTGTTTCCCAAGTCCTGCATGATGGGCGCGCGAAACTGGGCCATGCCTTCGCCTACGCGGTTGCCGTACTTGTCCACCTGGTATTCATACTCGCGACCGCCTGGGCCGATTCCCTTCATGGTTCGCGCGACTTCCTCGCGGCCAAGGTTTGTCAGGCTGGCAAGTTTCTGAATCTCATCGGGCGAGTACCCGGCGCGCAGAGCGGCTTGCCAGTCTAGTTGTGGCCTGCCTTGGGCCTGCTGCTGGCCTTGCATTTGGCCGCCTTCTTGCTGCGGCAGGGCGCCCGGCATGCTTCCATAAAGAGCCGGGAGTGCGGCCTGTTTGCGTTGCGCCGCCTCAATCTGCGAACGGCGCGCAAGCGCTTGCATCTCGTTTTCGGAGATCTGCGATTGCACGTACTTTTGTTGCAGCATCTGCTGCTCGCGGCGAAGCCTGCGTTCTTCCGCTGCTTGCTGTTGCTCAAGCATGCCCTTGATAGCGTTGCCCATGTTCCCGCCACCAGCAGCAAGAAGGCCCAAGCCCGCTTGCGCTTCTGGCGTGCTGAAAAAACTCATGTCCAAAAGACCTGCCATGATTATTCCCCTGTTGAGTCGCCGACACCATCGGCATCGCCAGGGCTGCCGCCGCCGGTAGCGCTGTTTCCTACCCCACCACCACTACCGCCGCCAGCGGCTTGCCTTGCAAGCCACAACAGGTATTCTTGTTCTTCGCGCGCGGCACGCTGAGCAGGAGTTTCGTTTGCCAGCGCTGTGGCTTGTGCCGTGGGCATGCGGCTGTATTGGCTGAAGTCCAGCAGCCCAAAGGACGGCTTTGCGTATTGAGGGTCTTGTCGCCCCATGTACTCATTGACCCCGGCCATGGTTGCATTGGGGGCCACCGTTTGAGACGCGCGCAGCAGATCCGCGTTAGACAGGTTGTACTCATTGGCTTTCTGCTTGATCAACGCGGGATTGTCCAAGTTCGCTTGGATGAACTGCCCAGCGCCCTGCAGTTGGTCTTGTGAGTATTGGGGAGTAGAAGCAGAGCTCAAAAGCCCTTGATTGCGCGCGCTCAAACCACCGGACAGTTGGCTTGATATGTCACCAAACCCAGGCCCCAGCAGGCCCTGGAACCCCTTCAACAAGCCAGGCATGATCTGGTTGTTAAAAGTGTCATTCATCGTGAACTGGTTTTGGTACGCTGTCTTTTGCGTATCAGAAAACGGGTTCTGCTGGTATTTTGCGTAAAGACTTTGACCGTCCTTGATCAGGTCTTTCAAAAACGGCTGCGCAGGCTCCCACGGGGCGCGATCAGTGGCTTGTGAACCACCGGAATCGCTTCCGCCGCCCATGGCTTTTCCTACTACAGACGAGGCTACGGCCCCAATAATTGGCGCTGCGATTGGCATGTCAAAGCTCCTTAACTAGCGTGACCGATACGGTCTTGTAACCCTTGGACGAGAAGCGGCGCTCCCATCCTCTGCGGCCACCCGTCAAAACTGATTGACATCCTTGCGACTTGGCGAACTGCTCAACCTCTTCGCGCAAGGTGTCGTCATATCCACCATCGGGGGCAGACGAGGCGATCATGTGGCAAATCTTCCCGTAGGCGGATTCCTCAAAAATCTCCGACACCGCCCAATATTTTTCGTCTGCACTGCGCCACAACTGCGCAGTGTCATCCCTGCATCTTTGCACCCATTGTTCCGGAGAGCCCGACAGTTTAGAACTATGCTCGTACGCAGGCCGCAAAGCCTCTACGGCTTCGTCTGGGATGTCGTTTGGATGGTAGAGCATCAGAAATACGTGCCAAGGTCTTGATTGCCAAACCCTGAACCAGTGCCAAACCCTTGGGTATTTGCGCCGCCTGCAGAGTTTGCCGTGGGTGCTGGCGATTGGTTGTACCAAGCGTTTGCCAACTGAGCCCCGCCAAGAGCGGTGGCGTACGGGTTGGTAGGTTGGGTTGCTGTCGTCATGCTGGAGCCTCCATTTTGCCCAAGCGCGTTGGCTCCTTGCCCAAACTGTTGCCAGTAGTTCATAGGAGTGTTCTGCATGGTGTTTGCCGAGTTCTGTGCGCCTTGCCCGTACTGGTACTGTCGGTCAAGAGTCCCGAAGAGGCCGGTCAACCCAAGTTGTTGCTGACCTAAAGAGTAGTTGTTGGCTGCGTTCGTTTGCGATGCTGCTGCATTGGCCATGGACGCATTGGCACCAGCCATGCCTACTTCATACTGCTTGTCGGTCCCATAGCGGTTGTTGTCCGCGTTTGTCATGCCAAGATTGAATTGTTGGTCAATCCCGTAGCGCTGATTGTTCGCACCTTGTTGGGCAACACCGAGATTGCCCAAGCCAAGCGTGTATTGGTTGTCAATGCCTCGATTTTGGGCTGCCAATTGGCCTTGGCCCAGGTTGAATTGCTGGTCCATTCCGTATTGCTGGAGGGCGCGGCCCCGGTCGGCTTGGTAGTCTGTGTTGTAGAGGTTCGCAAGAGTGCCTTGCAGAGCCTCGTTAGAACGTCCAATGGCTAGACCTTCGGCGATACCTTGGCGCGACCCACCGTATCCACCGGAAGCGACAGATTGCGACCGAATGCCAGGTAAAGCTTGCTCGTTTAGCGCCTGCCCAGATTGCTGCGTAATGCGGCTTGCCATCTGGTCAAGATACGGGCTGCGCTGGTACCCAGCCATCGCAGGGGCGGCTGATGTTTGTCCCGCACCACCTCCCAGGAACTGTGAAACCTGATTTGCTTGAATGTTGGGATTTTGAGTCCGCGCGGCCTGAAGAATGTCAGAGTTTGACAACCCCAAGCGAGCTGCTTCCTGCTGGATCAGTTGCGGGTTGCCGATGTTTTCAGCAATCCAGTTGCCTGCTCCTGCGTATTGCTCTGGTGTCCACGTTGCCATAATTTCTCCTTAGCCCCAGAAGCGCCAAGCGCCCCCACGATATTGATAGGTTCCGGCTCCAGATCCTGGATTCCACGTAGTGCCATCTGCTTTTACCGTCAGCCCTTCGTAAACCCGGGATGGTTCGGCATACAGCGTGTTTAGGATCACGCCATTTACCGCAGCCTCCAGCTCTTTACGGATGTTCTGCTGCTCTTGGGCAAACCAAGCAGGGTCCCATTGAGCGGGGGGTGTGCGTGGGACGTACATCAGTAAGACCCAGCCGGAACAACGTCCCAATCAAAAGACCGGATACGCCAAGGGTTAAAGTCGGTGGATT